CAATGGTCATTAAAATATATTACTAAATTCTCTAAAGTAGCAAAAACAAATCGTGTTTATGTTCCAGGTGATAAAATCAATTATACATGGGCTGACAAAAGAGATTATTGGTTTAATAATGAAGATGGTTCTTGGGGGTTATTGGATACGTTGCTAGATAAAGAAAGTAATTTATCAGATGAAACTGTGAATAAATTACTCAATGACGGTGGGTTAACTAGAGTTAAAGGTGATTACATAGTTCAACGTTATTTATTAGATGACCTTTGGGAAACAGAACAAGTAGATTATATCTACAATCAAGCATCATTCTTATTGGCTAAGATTTTACCAACTTCGTATATGCGAAGTTCAACAATGGGTACTGCTGGTCAGTGGAAATTAATTATGGCTGCATGGTCATATGAGAATGGTTTAGGGATTCCTAGTCTTCAACCAAAAAGAGAATTTACAGGTGGTTTATCTAGATTATTAAAAGTTGGTTATGCTGGTAATCGTGGAGTTGTTAAGTTTGACTTTGCAGCCCTATATCCTAAAACACAATTAACTTGGGGTATATTCCCTAATCTTGATATTACTGGTGTAATGGAAGGGTTATTAACATATGTTGTTGATAAACGTGATGAGTTTAAATTCTTAACTGGGGAGCATAAGGATGAATCTAAGCGACTAAAAGAGTTGTTGGATACCAACATGGGTAAATTAACACCAGAGCGCATTGATAAGGCTAAATCAATGATTACTATTGAATCTAAGAAAAGTTCAGATTACGATAAAAAACAATTACCACTTAAAATTCTAGCTAACTCATGGTTTGGTTCATATGGTGCGCCTTATTTGTTCCCATGGGGTGATACAGATTGTGCTGAAGAAACAACATGTAGAGGTAGACAATCATTAAGACTTATGGTTCGATTCTTTAAGGGTAAATATGATTTTGAACCTTTAGTATTAGATACCGATGGTTGTAACTTTATTATTCCAGAAAATATTAATGATATTAAATATATTGTTAAAGCGAGTCATTGGAAAACTGAAAAGTATGAACCAGGAACTGAATTAGTAGGTTTGGATGCTACATTGGCTGAATTTAATGAGACATATATGGAAGGTCGTATGGGTCTTGATATAGATGATATTTACGATGCATCAATTAATTTCAAAAGAAAGAATTACGCAAACAAAATTGATGGTAAAATCAAACTTGTTGGTAATAGTATTAAATCAAAATCAATGCCTGTATATATAGAAGAATTTATAAATGGGGGTATTACTTTATTACTTGATGGTAAAGGGTATGAATTTATAGAATTGTATTATGATACTGTGAATAAGATTTATAATTATCAAATACCAGCATTGAAAATAGCATCAAAATCTAGAATTAAAATGACATTAAACAATTATAAAAATGTTTATTGTGGTGAAAAGAATAAAGCTGGAAATTCAAAATCAAGACAAGCTCATATGGAACTTGCAATTACAAATGATTTGAAAGTTGATATAGGTGATGTTATTTACTATATCAATACTGGTACTGCTAAATCACATAGTGATATCAAAGCTACAAAAAATAAAGAAACTGGATTAGTTGAAGTTGGTTTTAATTGTCAATTAATACCACAAGAACAAATTGATAAAAACCCAGAGTTATTAGTTGATGATTATAATGTTGCTAAGTATTTGGAAGCTTTAAATAAGCGAATAGAATCATTATTAGTTTGTTTTGATACTGATATCAGAGATAGAATATTGATTAGTGTTGAGAAAGATAAGAAAACTAAATTAATGCGACTTCAACAACGAAGTGTTTTCACTGAATCTGAATGTCAACTTGTATCTGGTAAACCATTAGAAGATGGTGACCAAGATGATTACGAAGATGATTTAATGCGATTAGAAGATAGAGAAATTAAATTCTGGATTTCAGTAAATAAAATACCTAATTTTATTGATGAGGGTGATTGGTTATTACTTACTGAAGATTACATTGAGAGAATGCGAATAGCAAAGGAAGAAGGTATTAAAGAAGAAAAGAAAGAGGTTTTAAATCTATTAAAAAGAATGGAGACTTCTGATTACCATAAAATGATTAATTATAATAAATTACCTTTAAGATTAGAATCTATTATCGAGGTTACCAAAGAACATTTAGTATCTATAAAATGGGATGAACCGTTATTTAAATCAACTGTATTGTTTGATTATGAAGATGATGCAAAAGAAAGGGCTTTGTGGTATAGTTCAGTAGAACATGGTGCTGATAATATGTATGAGATGTGGTTAGATTATAAAGCTGAAATGGAGGCTATGTCTGGTGAAACAATGGAAAAAGAACTTAGGGATTTGGGGTCAACCATATATAATGAAGAAGTGTATAAAGAATATGAGGAATATATGAATGAAGAATTTCCACCTAGTGAAGATAAAATTTCGATTGATGACGATGGTAATGATTGGAACTTCTAAAAATAGAAAAGGGACTCTGAAGTCCCTTTTTTTATTTCATCCAAAATCCCATTGGTCTAAATTTTAATGCTCGGTTTAAGTATTCAGCTTCATTTGCAGCTCTTTCTAATTGTGTTGTACTAGATAATCTTGCTAATCTCTCATCTAACCTTTCTAGTATTGTTCTTCTTTCTTCATTACCTTCAGATAATAATGAATCATAATCCATTGTCTTTTCAGCTTCTGGTGGTCCAACAACCCCTCCGAATTTACCTCTAGTTCTACCTAATGCTCTTTTTGCTTCAGATACAAATAATTGTCGTATTAATGTTCTAGTTGGTTCATTAAACTTAGCAAAATCTAATTTAGAAAGTGGAACATCATTTGGTGACATGATAATATCAGGGTTTTGTAATCTACATTCCTCTGGATTATCAGTATCATAATAGTAATACCAAACTTGGCAACCAGTTAAATTAATTCCACCACCAACACCTTGATTTCCTATAGCACCACCAAAACTAAATTTAGAACCTGGTGTACTTAATAAATGTAGTAATCTAGTTCCATCTGGACCTTTAGTTATTTTATAAACTAACTCACTTCTTAAAATTCTATTCTTTATGTTCATGTCAGATGCGGTCAATAAAATGTCATATGCTGGTGCGATAAAATAACCACCCATACCAGCACCACCCATACCAGCACCCATGGCACCACCACCAGAACCCATTTGAGCGAATCCACCACCTAAACCATAGTTAAGACCACCATAGTTGGCAAATAAAGCTCTGTCTGTTGTTGGTGGTGTTACCCATAATACTTCATTAACTTCTCTACCAGCTGGAATCTGATAAACTTGTCTACCAGCTTCTACATTTATATAATCTTTTTTAAGTTCCCATGGACCTCTGGTTTGTAGCCCAACTTGTTTTGAATATGCATAAGTATATTGTGTTGAGAAATCTAAACTTCTAACACTTAGGGCAAATGCCATATCAATTGTATCAACATCTTTACCCAATAATGACATCCATTGATGTTCAATTAACCATTCTTGAGTGTATTGTGCATAATCTTCTATTGCAATTTCAAGTAGTACACAAAGTTGGTCATCGTCAAGTTCAATCTTACGATTAGGCCAACCCATAGACACCCTGAATTGCTCAAATATTTTTAATTTTTCGTCTTCATTTACTGCCATGATATCTGATTTATATATAAATATCTAGCAATACTATAATCATCAATTAAGCATTTAAAAATTTTAAAGTTAATTTGTAAGCTTCAGCTATTGTTTTGAATGAAGATTCTGGTGCTAAGATTGTTTTATTAACTAAAACAACTGGAACTGACTCTTCTTTAGTCAATTCAAATATTTTTTCAATTTCTTTTTCATTCTCATCAGCCATAACATCAACATAAGTATATTCAATACCATTTGTATCAAATAACCCTTTTAATTCTTGACAATAAGGGCACCCTTCAAATCCATATAATTTTACCATTTTTATTCTATTTTATCTTCTATTATATAATCCACAATTTCATCAACTGCGGTTGTATTATTATCATTTCTTGACATAATTTGATTAATTATACTTTTTTTTCTATTCAAGGTATGCCACATTGTACTAACTATTGTGTTCTCAAATAAGTTATAATAAACTGTAACATTATTTTTTTGACCTAATCTATAGCTTCTATCTTCAGCTTGTTCTGAATTACCAGGAACCCAGTCAAATGAGTTAAAAACAACATATGTTGACCTTGTTAATGTAATTGCAACACCAGCTGATATAATATTACCTATAAATACCATTGGTCCACCTTCCATTTGGAATTTATCTACTGATTTTTGCTTTTCCTTTTCATTTAATTCACCATAATGAATTACACAATTACTACCATAGTGTTCAGCTAGTGCGTTTAATTCATCAGTGAAACATGTAAAGATAATTACTTTATGACCTTGTTCTATTACTTCATCAACTAAAGCCATAGTTTCTGGTATAGTTTCCATTGCGATATATTTTCTTAGTAAACCTAATTCAACTAAATCTCTTTGTATGGTACCTTTTTTCTTTTGTTTTTTCCTTTCAAGTAGATAATCTTCCCATAGTGAGTCATATTCTAGTTGTTGTTTATTTGACATTTTAAAATAATTTGGAATTCGTATTTTATCTGGCATATCTAAAACTTCATCTTTCATTCTTCTTAATAAAAGATTTCTGGTTTTGATAGATAATTCATCTAAATTTGATGCACCATTGGTAATCCAAATTTTTCTTTTTGTTCTATTCTTTAATGTTGTTGTAATTTGTTTACCTTCACAATATCTTTGAGCATAGAATTTCCAATTATCAACTAATGGTGATTTAATTAATCGTAATAAGTTATAAAAGTCCATAGGTCTGTTTGCTACAGGTGTTCCTGATAATAGCCAAACTCGTTCAATTCCATAATCTACACAAAGTTCAGTCATAATAGCACCACGAATACTTTTATGGTTTCTAAGGTTATGAGCTTCATCTATAATACACAAATCAAAATTAGAGTTAACTAAATCTCTAATCGGTGGCATACCATCATTTTTATCATCTTTTAATGTGTGGAAATTTTTCAATATATCAAAGTTAATTATTGTAAACTTTGCGTGTGACCATCTCGAACCACTGATTATCGTAATATCTTCTTCTTGTAAATAATTAATTTCTCTTTGCCAGTTTATTTTTGCTGATGATGGACAAACAATTAATATTTTTTTAGCACCACTTTCAATAGCAGCTACTATTGATTGCATTGATTTACCTAAACCCATATCATCAGCTAGTATTGCACCATTTCTAGTCAATAAGAATTTTATACCTGATTTTTGATGGTCTAATATTTTTCTACCAACTTTACCTTCTGAA